CCTTCGGAATCCTCGCCAACACCAGATCGCCGACCTCGACGGTACCCGTCACCGACTCGCCCGCTTTCAGGGGCGTGTTGTCGCTGCAGATACCTTCCTCCTGGCCTCCCTGCACGATCTCGTACTTGAGGAAATCGCGCTTCCGGGTCATGTTTAGGCGCTCCTTACGGAGCCACCTGTAGTGAAAGTTTGGGTCCTTGTTCTTCACGGTGAGGGGATCGTACTCCCCACCAGCCATCTTCTTGTCCTTCTCGTCCCTGACAAACTCGATGCTCATGCTGCTTTCCCCTTCTTTGCGCGGGGTGGCCTATCGCCAGCCGGGGTGTTCCACTTGCCCCAGTCATCCTCGCTCATGTCCTTGAAGCCAAGCTTCATGACCTCGCGCTCTTCCCGAGACAGAACCTTCTTCCGCTCCTTATCGGGCTCTGCGCTGGACGCACCCTCGGGCTGCGACGCCCGCTCCCGCTCCGCCTTACGTGCATCTTCGACTTCCTCTTCGAGGTGCTGCGAGCGCACGTACTTTAACGCCGCCAGATACGATCCGGACTTCGCCTTCACGTCTAGCGGCATGTCCTTCATGAATTCATCGACCTCTGGCCCGTACTTCTTGAACAGCGTGGGCTCTGCTGCATGGGCTGCCACACGCTCAGTCTCCGCCGAACGCCCGAAGTACTCCTGCACGATTGGTCCCACACGCATCGTGACCAGGTCATTCATGGCCTTGACCGGATCCGTGTCGAACTGTTCCCGGAGATTACTAACAGCCTTCGCCGCATCCTGCTGGGGAATCTCGCCCGCCGCAGCAGCCCGCTGAATCTGATCAAGAATAAGCTGAACCTGACCGCGTGCCCCCGCCGCCTCTTCGAGGCTTCGCTGGGCTACACCCCTGAATTCAGCGTTTTCTGCCTTTAGGCGTTCTACCTCGGCAGCGAGAGGCTTCTCCTCATCAACTTCCGGTGTATCCACCTTGGCGCCCAAATCCGGCATCGTCTTCCCCTTCTCTTACCTGGGCCTCTTCGAGGCGATCCAGGAGTGAGTCTCCAAACGAAATGAAGACATTTATCGCGTTGATTTCTCCCCGAATCTCGAGGAATTCATTCCAGTTACTGGCTCCCGCCAGGCGCAAAAGGCAGTCCTGGCGTGCTTGCAGCAGGTGGGCCCACAGAAGCTGCCACTCCGGGCTCTGCTGGACCTTGTGGAGGGCCTCCTGGAGGTCCTGGCGGCTGGCCATTCTGCGATCCTCCTGCTATGCTCTGGGGCAGCAGGGTGTCGACAGCTCTGATCTCGTACGTCTGCACGATCATCGACATCAGATACCGAGCACCATCTGCCATCTGAAGCGCAAGTTGTTGTATCGGTGGGGGCGTCGCTGGATTCATCGCAACGCCACTGATCTGGAGCAATTGCTGATAGTATTGGGATAGTTGGCCCATCATGGCCATCAAGCCCTGCTTCTCTATCTCACGGTTGATCGTCGCGGTAGAGGCCGTCAGCTCGATCCCAATGCCATCGGCGATGAAGTCCTCTGGTAGGTTAAACGCGGTCTCCACGAGCTTCCCGTCGCTACCCTTGACGAAGTACGCCATCCCTGACGGGCGGAACTGCGCGTTGAGCAGAAGTAGCTTCTTGCCCACATCTCCCAGGCATTCCCGAATATCGCGTACATTAAGATCGAAGCGGCGATTGCCCTCCTGGATGAGGGCCAGTGTGCCGGTCGCCGTTGCCCGATTTCCAACCACTGAGCTTTCACGGCCGAGCTGATAATCCGCGATGCCTGATCGGCGCTCAGAATATGCGAGGCACGACTGCTCGAGCTGCTGCATGCTTGGGTAGATGTCAGCCATCGGGAGGGTGATGACATCACGACTCGGATCGGGCACGGTTAAAAACCGGCCAGGCCAGACACGTGTGCCATTGCGAATAACGCCGCGACGGCCAATAAAAAAACGAGTATTGGCCAGTGTGGCGTTATCCACCTGCTGATTATGTATTGTACTGATTTCCTCCTGAATGAGTTGAAGCTGTCGAGAAATGCCAATGCCTTCCCGCTTTCCCTCGATATCGAGGAACTTTCCCTTGAAGAAGGGACGCTGGCCCGTGATGTCGGGATTATACACGCACCGAGCAATAGTCCGGCTCTCCTTGTGAAACGTGATCATGACGGGCACGGGCAGCTTCGAGCCTGCCAGGGGCAAGTCCGCGTAGACCTCATACAGCGTGTTTAGCTTCTCGCGTGGGCGAGAGGCCAGCTTCTCGAACATGTTTTCTTCTAGCTTCTCCTGTTCGGGCGACTGCTCCTCCTTGGCCTTGATGATCTTGTCTACCTCATCGTACACGCGATCATGCTTCCGCCACGCGAGCTGGCCATCAGTGAGCCGGATGCGCTGCGCGATCCACTCTGCCTGGATTAGCTCATCCTCGATGCCTGCCTGACAGATGATGTCCTGGAGCAAAATGTGCTCGACTGAAGGCTTGCGAACGATCGCGTCAATTGGGCGGGCTGCACCACTTTGGATCCGAAACGTTCGCTGCGTAAACGAAGTCCAATATACCTTGAGGTAGGCCCACCCGTGCTTCACGACCTCCATGATCCAGGAGCGGGTCTGCATGTACATGTCGAGCTCATTGACGCGGCTCCACTCCATGAAGTCTTGTAGCGGGTGTACGACGGGCTCGAGATCTTTGATTAGCGCCTGCGATGACCAGAAGGGCTGGACGGCAAATATGGTGTTCATGATGCGAGCCACGATCGAATCGACCGTGATGCCCACCAGCGGAACAACCAGATTCGCCGCCCCGTCCCACGGAAACGTCTTCCGCTTGGTTAGGGGCTCGCCCATATATAGACGGGTTGACTCATCTATCCATTCGAGCTTACGCTCGTGCGCTCGCAGAGCCTCTTCGAGTTCCTCATACAGGTACGGTATGAGAAACTTTCGATCCGACTCCGTGAGCGCAACGGGTGCCCCCGGGGTTACTCCTGTGACGATTGGCATCTAGACCTTCTTCGCCGCTCCCCACACCTTGGAGTCGCGCGAGCGGCCCTGGTTGCCGGACCTCCCCCCCGCCCCACCCCCCTTAGCGCCTTTCACCTGACGGTCGCTATCGGGGGCGGTTTTTTGTGAGTTCCCACCACGCCGCTCATTCTTCATTGCACGTCCCATCACCGACCTCCGAATGTTGCGTTGGACATGATTGGGGCAGCTGCGCTTCCACCGTACTCGGGCATCTGCCCGGTTCCGCCCGACGATTGACCCGTCGACAGTTGCGCGATGTCCCTGATCCTGCCCTTCATCATGCGCTGGAGAAGTGTTGAGTCTCGCACGTCGTTGCCCATCTTACCGAGTTGGGCCACCATGGACGAGAAGGCTCGAACGTTCTTCGTTCGTTCCTCGGGGGTATCGCCGAACATATTTGCCATGCTCCACAGCGTCTTCGCCCCGCCCATCATGTTCTGCGTAGCTTCGGGGCTGTTCAGCGCTGAAGGCGTGCCTGCACCCTCACCTTGTGGGACCTGCATAGGTCCCCCAGGCATGCTCACGCCCGCCATCCCCGGGTCTACGCCTGTTCCTGCGCCACCTAACATCGAACTCATTATTTCCTCCCATTGAGCATGAACGCCTGAAACGGCGAAGCATGCATGTTCTGGAACACCTTGTACATATCGTTCCTGTTACTCACACCCGCGCTCTGCAGCATGCCTATCCGCTGCTGGGCAGACAGGCCCTGTGCACGTTGTTTCTGGTGATAGGTCGCCAGTCCAGCATTTGGGTTCCACGCCGGGGTCCCCAAGCCCATAGGTGGAACCTCGTTCGTTGTGCTCTGTACCAGCTGGAGGAACAGCTTGTGTTCTTCGGGTGTCATTAGAAGAACATCAGCGACACGGGGTCGACCGCCCGGGTAGCGTTTAGAATGAGTCCTATAGGATCGCCCGCAGGATCGGCCACTGGTTGTGGAAGTAGGATTGACTTAGTCTCACCCGGTGCAATTATGAATCCCCACGACCCCGCTGTGAGAGCAAATGCCCGAACCGTCACCACCACTATGAAATCGGAGGACATTTTCATGTATACGTAGGTCTCACCCGTGAGAGGCCAGGGCACACTAACATCTGTCCCTAGAGGCAGGCTCAGCGTCGTGTGACGCCCAAATTGGGTCACGATCACATCGTCGATGAGTTGCGTAATCGGGGTATTTGCCGCGATGTTCACTCGGGCTGTGGTTGGCATTAGTTCTCTTCCTCGCCAGGCGCATTGCCTATCATGTTCTTCGCGTTTTGCATCTGGCCCTCAAGGCTCTGTTTCATATCCGTGGCGCCCCGGGTGGGCTGATCGCTCATTTCTTCCTCAGGCGGATGCCACAGCCGCGACGCCTCTAAAATACGTTGGGTCGCGCTAGGACCTAGCTTGACCGTTGGGCTCCATAGGTCACCATTCGCATCCAGCCTTAGCGCCCCACTATCGAATAGCTCCTGCATACGTGCTTGAATATCGACGTTTGGGTCACGCTTTAGATCGTGATCGAAGTCTCCCAACAAACGCTGGTGCGCGTGTCGTATCGCCCGCCTTGTAGCCTCGTCGGGACCGTGGGTAGCTAAATCGCGCTGAAACATCTGTTTGGCAAACGTGTCGGCTCGTGGATCGCCGGAGCCGGAGGGCTTGGTAGGGGTGGACGCCGGCGAGGATGCTTGGTCGGAGGCCGGAGGTGGTGCGGGCGCCGGTGTTTCGTTGTAGAGCTCGAATGTCTTGGGATCGAGCTTCTTCCATATGATGTCGCCGGTTGTCCCTGGCATCAGTAACCTGTGTACGAGGAGATTCCCTCGTGCCGGAATGGCTTATCTTCGTCGGGCTCCTGGTACTCGGCCGTGCTTCCCTCCGGCGCGACCCACACCTGCGGGCCGTACCCCAGCGCGTCCAGCAGGTCTACCGTCTCACCAAGAGGGAAGCTCTCAAACTCCTCGACCAACGGCTTACAGGTGCTGCGCCGTAGCCACAGTTTGCCGCGCTCTGCATAGGGCTGAAGACCACGGATCCGGGTCTCCTTGCCCTCACGGCTACCGGGCCTCACCTCCCGTATGTTCAGCCACCGCCTACGGCGCAAGCATTCGGCTTCCATAAAGCCCTTGAGTGCACGCTGATAGGCAACGCCCTCGACAGCCACCACCATCGGGTCCCACCGCTCCGCCATCTCGAATACCTTGTCGATCATGCGAAGTGGTTGACACCGATCGGCCCAGACCTCAAGGACCATGATCCGCTCCATCTCGTCGAGGCCCGCGCAAACAACGGCGGACCGCGCTGCGTAGTCCTTCTCGCTGATCGCGGGGTCGATGAGGATCACGGGTATGACCCGGGATGGCTTCGGCTGGCCGATGATTCGCAACAGCTGGGATTGGGACTCTTGGTCGGTTTCCCAACCGTCCAATTCAAAGTACCGGAGCCACCCCGGATCAAACGTCATGTGCTCGGGATCAAATGGCTCGTTCTGGTACTGGCAGCTAAACTTGAAGGGGCCAATCTTGGCGCGTATACGCTCCAGCTCGTTCAGTGGGAAACGCTCGGGCCACAGCACGCGGCCCCGCTTATCGATGGCTTTGCGGTGGAAGAAATCCACGTCTAGTTCATGTTCCTGGATCCACGAGTAGAGATCCTTGAAGGTCCAGGTCGTGCCATACACGTCGATTGGATCCGTGGGCCGCACGAGGAGCGACTCGGTATATAGGTACCAGTCAATTGTCTTCTTCATCACGTCGACGGACTCGGAGGCTTCCTTGCCCACGAGGTCGTCGAGCTTGATGTGTGTATAGTGCCGAGAGACAACCGCGCCCCCAACACCCATGGCCTCCACCGTGGATTCGGGGAAGTCTTGGGTGCGGGGGACTAGCATCTCAGTCTCGCTCCACTTGGTCTTCTGGGGATCAGGTATGACCTCGGGGAAAAGCCACCGAAATATCTGCGACCGCTCGAACACCGCTTGGATACGCCTCAGGAAGTGGGCAGCGTTCGTCGCGGTCTCGTTCCCGATGAGCATCCGGCTGTTGCAGTCGACCGCAATACGTCGCACTGTGTCAGCGATTGTCCAGATCGAAGTTTTGAGGTGATCACGCGGAACCAGGCCAAGTTTGCGTCGGCTGGGCCGCTCGATCCACCGACACATGTCCCCATGGATGCCAGGGACGAGGTCCTCGAACCCGACAATGGCCTTACCCATGATGTAGGTGGATCGCTGGGCTTGGAATCGTAGGGACTGGCGCACGTCTTCGGAGTGGTCATCACTTAGACCCTCTGCGGCCGCCATGCCGGCGTATTCAAAGTCGGAGAGCATCTATGAGCTTCAACCCATTGAAACCTATGCCTCGTCGTCCTCGTCGACCAGATCCTCGGCAAGATCGTTGAGTTCCTCCTCAGACGCCTCGTCTGGCTCCGGTGCTTCGGCGGGAACACCTTCCTCGGGAGTCTTCATGATTCCTCCTTCGTTGGATCGTGCGGTGGACGGTGCCTTTGGTCGTGCCGCCCGTCAGTTGGGCCTAGAGCTTGTTGAGCCCTACGCGGGCAGCTCGGTTCATCAGGTCGGGGAAATCCTGGTGATTCGTCTGGCCAAGGTCCGGCGTGTTACGAGCCTTCTCCATCGCGTTGTCCACGAGCCCGAGCGAGCCCTCCATCGTGGCCTGGGGATCCTGCCGCCACTCCGAGCGATCGTACCACAGGCGCTTCCTCGAGATGCGCGGCGTATCGCGTGGGTACTTGAGCGTGACGTTGCGGGTGCGGTTGAGGGCCTTCATTAGTAACCTAGTCCACCACCAGGTCCATCAGCGTTTGCCACGCGCTTGGACTTGGGGCCCTTCTTCGGCTTGTCATCCTTGTCCTTCATCGCCCGGACACTCTTCACGAATTCCGCCTTCTGTGCTTTCCCTAACTTCTTCATGTATCCTCCGAGGCGTCACGTCGATGGCCTGATGCTCCTTCAAGACCTGAGCCACCCGGCCCAACGCTTCCGCGTCTATGGTATGAGTGACCTCGGTTTGTATCTTTGTCGGCGCCCGCTTCCCAGCCCGGTCGAGTATATCTTGCGCGGTCGTGGCAGCTCCAAGCTGGGCGCGGACGCTCTCCTTTTGCTCAAACAGCCGTTCCATCACCTCCTTCTCGATGACGAACGCCCTGTTGGCGGTATGCGTAATCGCGTCGTCGAGTATCTTCGCCCCATGCTTGATATCATCGGCAAAGGTCGACTCGATGGCGAGTTGGTAGCGCGCCACGCGCGGTCGCTTCAAGATCGACGAGATTGTCATGTAATCTACGTCGATGAAGTGACCTATGGTTTGCTCCGACATGCCAGCGGCGCGCATTAAGGCCACGCGACGCTCGAGCGGCTCAAGTTCTCTATAGTCTAAATGTCTGCTCATGTTTGATCGTGCCGTGCACCGAGCCGCCCGTCAGTTGGGTAAGCTCATGCCCGGCCCATTATCGTAGCGTCGTGGAGGTCGAGCCCACGAACGACCTGTGTCTCGGTTGCCCCGTGGCAATGGATTGTGTAGATCACGTCGCTCGAAAAGGGGTCAACGTGCTTGTCCACACGCTCGACGCCCTTCCCGCAGATGGCGCAGTATGGCCACTCGAACTCCATCACATGGGTGGGTTCTTGCCCTTGGGCTGCTTGAGCGGGTTCGGGGCTTTCCCGCGGGCCTGGGTCGCCCGCA